ACCGGCCACAACACTAAATCGTGTAGTGGCCGGTGCAAATGCACGAGTTCTAGTGGTGCAAATGCACGACTAGTACACGAGTAGATGCGAAGCGAGCGCCGTGGGGGCGGCGCTGCCCTTCGGGCCGGCCAGGGTTTCTCCTCCTTCCCCTGGCCGGTCTCCCTCCTCAGAGCGCCTGCGTGTGCCAACCGCGCAGGCGCTCTCTTGTGGGGAATGTACCGGTGATTTCATGTCCGCGTGCATCGGTTGGCCGGTGGAGATGAGATGGCCGGCATCAGTCTACCGGTGCATTTGCACGGGTATACCGGTGCAAATGCATGGGCCCAGGGGGTTAATAAAAGAAAAAGAAGAATTGAAAGAAGGAATAAGAGATAGCTCTCTTTAAGAAGACGGAGGACGATGGACCGAAGACAGAGGGGAAACGACGAAGGACGGCCGCCCGTTGGCCTGCGATGGAGGATGGATTTCATCTTGACACGGCGCGGGATTTCGGTTATACTGGTTTCAATACGGATGGGCGGGCCGCTGGCTCGCCCCTACAATTGAACACGCGTAATCCCAGACCCATACGGGGGGATTGCGCGTGTTTTTATTTGGGAGGTTACCATGCCGCAGAACGTCCTCGATTTTCTCATCGCATTTGTCTTGCAAGCCTGGTCGTATGCAGGCGTCAAGGTGATCGTGTGCCACACGCTGATCAACGTGGCCGTCGCCATCGCCGTCGCGCTCAAAACGAATTCATTCGAGCTGGGCCGCGTCGGCGAATTTTTGATTCGCAAATTGGCGCCGTACGTCCTGGTCTATTACATGGTGAAAGTGGCCGGGGAGGGCGCGGGCGTGGCGTTCCTGGCGCCGATCGTGTGGACGGTGATCGAGGCGACGCTGACGGGCGATCTGCTTGACAACTGGGAGCGGCTCGGATTGCCGCTGCCGACGGCGATTCAACGGTTCGTCGTCAAGCGTGGATACACGGTCAGCCCTCGATGACTGAAGCCACCGCCGAGGCTGTCCATACCGCCGAACGACTGGTCCGTATCGAGACCAGCCAGGTGCAGCTCGTTGATTCGATCAATCAATTGCGCGCCGAATTGGCGCGCTTGTTGGCCGAGATCTGCGCGAGCAACACGCAGGCGATGAGCGCGACCGTCACGATGCGGCTCGAGTGCGTGCGGCGCGGGGAGCAATCTATACAGATGGGCAGATTGCTGGCGCAACACGACGACCGCATCGAGGCGGTTGAAAAGATGGCGCCGGCGCTGCGGATTCTGTCCTGGATCGGCGTGATGCTGGGCGGCTCGATCATTGCGCTGATCTGGGCGATGATCACGGGCCAGGCGGCAGTGGTGTTCAAATGAGTACGTCGTGCGTCAGCCTGGCTGATGTGCTGAGACGGGAGGCCGCTGTGGATGATCTGATCGAGCAATTGATGGAACGGCTGGCCGAGGACGAGAGCTGGCAGGGTAATCTGACTGACGAGGAGCGCAAGGCGGCGCTGAATTGGGCGCGCGTGCAACTGCGCACGCAGGTGAGTGAATGGCTGACTGCGATGCGCGCGCGGCTGCGGACGCTGGGGGCGCTGATGCACTCTGATATGACCCCACCGATATGTCTTGATCGGGCTGCGGTGCTCGAGGCATGGTTAGAGTAATTTCGATTAGCATAACTGCGGGAGGGCGCGATGTTTGACCTGAACGAGCTGAGGGCGATGGGATTTTTGCGGTGGCCGACCGAGACGCCGGGCCGGATCACGGCCAGGTTCGGGGATACGGATGCGAACACGGAGCGGCCGATGCCGTGGGCTGTGGGCGGGCACGAGGGGACTGATCAATCATTGCCCATCGGTGTGCCGGTGAAGGCGTGCGCGGCCGGGTACGTGGTTGAATCCGGTATGCTGCAAAATTCGGCGGGGGTCGTGGGCAGCTACGGGCTGCGCGTGGCGATTGATCACGATCCGCCGGAGGGATTCATGCCGGAGGGGTGGAAGATCCGCACCTGGTATTGCCACCTGAGCGAGTGCAACATCAGCAGAGGGAATTGGGTGGAGAAGGGGCAGGTGATCGGCCTGAGCGGGAATACGGGATCGAGCACTGGGCCGCATTTGCACCTGATGGTGCAGTTCGTTCCGCCTCTTCCGCCGGGGTTGAACGAGCGGCTGCGCGGGGTGCTGGACCCGCTGCTGGTCATCAAGATGCCGGAGTGAGAATGCAAATATTTAGGGGCAATTACTGGCGGGCGCATCGTTGCGAGATTCGCAAGAGCATCGTCAGGACGATCAGGGAACATAATTACGGGAATCGCCCGCCGGTGAGGAAACAAATCACGCCGCCCGTTGCGCGTCAAATCGTGCAGGTTCCGCTGCGAAAGAAGCAATCCCCTTCGAGGGGATAACCCCCTTCAAGGGGGTAATGTTCATTACCGAAACGATACCGAAACGATACTGAAACGATATTGAAACGACGATGGATGAGCCGGAGAATCTCAAACGGAGCCAGGAGCAGGTCGAGCGATGGCTAATCAGGTCGCGGCCAGCGTGGCGCGAGGGTTACGATTACCTGATGGCCACGAAAGCCGGCATCCGCTATTACGATGCGCTGCTGGCGGTGTGGCTGAGCGTGAGCAAGGACGACCGGGGCACGTTGGAGACGCGGGACGATTTCGCTCGATTCATCGGGGTTTCGCGGGCGGTGACGTACCAGTGGCAGGATCGGCGGCCCGAGATCCTGGTCTGGGCGCGGGAACTCGTCGAGCACCGGTTCGACAATTCCAAGATCGCCGCGGTGGATGGGCGGGTGATTCAGAAGGCGACGGCGCGCTCGACGACGGTGCCGTGGGTGCGGCTATTTTACGAGCGGGCGGGGTTGCTGAAGGCGAGCTTTAACCTGCATCACATGGGGGCCGAGGATGGGCCGGTGGAATATGTGGATGTGACTGATGGAGAACTCGACGCCATCCGCGACGCGCTCCAGCGAGAAGCTGAGGTCAGCGGCGCGGCGTGATAGTGCGATCTTTGCGCGAGTGTGGCGCAAAGGCGTCCGCCCAGGGCCACATCAGTACGTGATGGCGCGGCGGGTGGACAATGATCTTTTACAGTATCAGGGCGATTTCTGGCCGCGTGATCACGGCAAGAGCGAGATTTTCTGCCTGGCCTATCCGCTGCGGCGCATCTGCGAGGACCCGAACGTCCGTATTTTGATCGTGCAGAAAACGGCGACCGAGGCGGAAAAGACATTGAGCGTCATCAAGCAAGAACTGGAAAAGAACGCGGCGCTCAAACGGTACTATGCGGGTCATTGGCAGCAGACGGTCGGGCAGCATGACATCAGCAACGCGACCGGCGCGGTGGATCGGGAAGGCCGCAAGGAAAGCGCATGGCAGCAGCGGCGGATCTATTGCAAGCGGTCGCGCGTGGGCAAGGATCCAACGATCGAGGCGGTGGGCGTGGGCGGCGCGATCACCGGCGGTCACTTTGACGTGATCATCCTCGACGACGTCGAGGATGACGAGAACACCAAGACGCCGGAGCGGCTCGAATCGCTGCGAGAGTGGTTCATGGGAACGATCATGCAGCTCCGTGAGCCGCACACGAAACTGGTGGTGGTGGGCACGCTGAAAACGGCGGCCCAGGACATTTACAATTTTATTCTCGGCAATGCGGCCTGGTCGTGCCAGGTGATCAGCGCGATCACCAGCCACGAGCTGAGCGAGATCGAATACGATCCGGTGTATGCGGACGACGGGCGGCTGGTGGATGTGGAGGTGCGGACGCCTGACGTGAAAACACTGTGGCCGGCGCGCTGGCCGATCAAGGCGCTGCTGATGGAGATGCTGGCCAGCATCCGCTCGATCTGGGTGCGGGAAAAGCTGAACGACTTGCGCGCGATGGCGGGCAAGATTTTCAAGCGCGAATGGTTTCGGTACACGGCGCGCAACGAATTGCCCAAACTCGAGCAGATCATTCAGGCGTGGGATACAGCATTCGAGGAAAAGAAATCGGCGGATTGGTCCGTGTGCGTGACGGCGGCGATCGCGACGGGAAAGGTCTATATCCTGGATGTGTACCGCGCGCGGATAGAATTCACGGAGCTGATTGCGGCGGTCCAGGCGCAGCACGCGAAGCATCACCCGCAGGTGGTGCTGGTAGAAAAGGCGGCGAGCGGCCGCAGCGCATTGCAAGTGTTGAAACGTGAGACGACGCTGCCCGTGGTCGAGGTAGAGCCGGAAGGGCGCGACAAGCAGGCGAGGGCGCGCAGCATCACGCCCTATTTTGAGAGCGGCCGGATCGTGTTCGTGGCTGAGGCGGAATGGCTGGCGACGCTGGAAGACGAGTTGGGTTTGTTTCCGGGCGCGGCGCACGATGACCAGGTGGACGCGCTGGTGTACGCAGTGCTGCGGTTAATGGTGTACAGCAGCGAACACGGCTTTTCATACGAGTATTGATAATGACAATTTCCATAACGGAACTGGCTTACCTGCAGTGGCTGTTGGGTGAGGAAAAGACCCAGCAGGAAAACATCTTGCGGGCGCGCGAGTATTACGACGGCGACCAGGACGTTCGACTGACGGACCGCCAGCGCCAGTACCTCGGCTTTGAGAAGGGCGGCGAGTTTTGTTTGAACTATTGCGGCGACGTGGTGGATTCGGTCGTCGAGCGGTTGCAGATCAAATCGTTCGCGTGTCAGGAGCAGGCGGTCAGTGAGTGGATCACCCAGACGTGGATGGGCAACCGGATGGACGCCGGCCAGCGCAACGTCCACGCGGGGGCTGTTCTGGATGGAGAACATTTCGTGATCACGGACTGGGACGCGACGACCCGGCGCATTCGATTCTATCCTCATCCACGCTACACCGATCCGAGCGTCGAGGGCACCGGGTTCGGGTGCAAGGCGCATTATCCTGACGGCGATGCGAGCCAGCTTATGGAATTTGCCAGCAAACGTTGGACCGAGACGTCGGTGGATGTTTCTGGGCAGCGGAAGACATTGCAGCGAATGACGCTGTATTACCCTGACCGGATCGAGAAATACGTGATGGGCAATGGCGGCGAGTGGATTCAGTTCAATGATGACGGCCAAGCCTGGCCGGTGCGGTGGGTGGACGTGGCCGGCAAACCGCTCGGCATTCCGGTGATCCACTTTCGGAATCCGGCGCTGCGGTCTGAGTTGTGGAATGCGTTCTACGTCCAAGACGCCGTCAACAAAACGGCGCTGGACCTGCTGGCGGCGAGTGACACAGCCGGCTTTCGCATCCTGTTCGCGCATGGCTGGATCCCGACGACGGATGGGAAGGCGGCAGCGAGCGACGGGAGGAACCTGCTCAAGATCGCGCCGGGACAAATTATCGGCTCGTCGGCTGCGGATGCTGCGCTGGACACGATCGAGCCGACGGATTTGTCGAAGCTGGAGGGCGTGCTGGATGGCTGGATCATGCGCCTGGCGCAGGTGACGGGGACACCGGTCAGCCGCTTCCAGATGACGAAGCAGATCGCGGCGGAGGGGACGCTCAAGCAGCAGGACGCGAAACTGGTGGCCAAGGTGGAGGATCGCCAGGTGACGTTCGGGAATGCCTGGGAGGATTGCCTGAACGTGGCGCGGCGGATGGCGAATACCTTCGGCGCGGCGGGCCTCGACGAGGAGGCGCAAATCGAGAGCCAGTGGAATCCGGCGGCGGTGCGCGACGAGACGGCGGAGCTGGAGCGGATCGCGCTCAAGCGTGTGAAGCTGCAGGTACCACTCTTCCAGGTCTGGCAGGAGGCGGGGTATAGCCAGGAGCAGATTGACAAGATGCTGGCGAGTCCCGAGATTCAGAATTTGACGTTTGCCACATATCCGGGGGTGGCCGGTGGCTGACCTGGCGGGACGCAGGGGATGGGAGATGCGATTGCGGGCGGCGATCGCGGGCTTGCAGCCGGGGCAGTTGCAACGGCTGATGGCTGAGATGCGGCTGCGGGATGATCTGAAGGGCGCCGAGGTGCCTGAGGAACTGTGGGCGCAGTTCAACGCGGAGACGCGGGCGGCGATCGAGCCGATTCTGACGCAGGTGTTTATCGAGTCGGCGGTGACGGCGGCGGCAGCCTATCCGACGCTGACGGTGGATTGGGCGCTGATCAACGTGCGGGCGGCGGAGTGGGCGGCAAAGTATTCGTTCAACCTGGTGAAACTGATTGACAGCACGACCCGAGACGGGTTGCAGGCTGCGATCAGCAACTATTTTCAAACGCCTGAATCAATGGGTGATCTGCGAGCGGCGATTGCAAAGTTCATCCCGACGATCCAGGACAAACTGGGGCGGACGCTGTACGCGGGGACGCGCGCGGAGATGATCGCGACGACCGAGGTGACGCGGGCGGCGACGCAGGGGGAACTGGCGTGGGTGCGAGAGATCCGGGCGGATAATCCGGCGATCCGGCTGCGGGAGGTGTGGCAGACGAATCAGGACGAACTGGTGTGTCCCGAGTGCGGGCCGCGCCAGGGGAAGGTGATCGAGGGGCACGATTTCCCGCCGGCGCATCCCAGGTGCAGGTGCTGGACGAATACAGAGTTGGTGGGGCTCCGGTAACAGACGGATGACCGAGGACGGATGACCGTTTCGGTAATGCGGGTTAGCAGAACCGCGAGGTGAGGGATGGCTGAGGAAGCGAAAGTACCGAGCGGGTGGGTGGACGAGGCGTGGGACGGCAGCGCGGGGCAGTGGGAGAGCGCGGCTGAGTACGCGGACGCCTGCCTGATCAATTTGAACACGGGAGATCGGGGCGAGTGGACGAAGGCGCTGGCGATGCTGCCTTACAAGAATCCGAACGGCAAGACGAACGTGCGGGGCGTGATGGCGTGCGCGGGCGGACGTGGGCTGATGCGGGTGCAGAGGCCGGCGGGTGTGTCCGCGGACATGTGGGCGGCGGCGAAGCGGAAGGCGGCGAAGAAGTTGGTGGGCTTGTACGACGACATGGGCCGCCAGGCGCCGCCGGTGATCTATCGCGCGGCTGGACTCAAAGTGCCTGCGTGAGCGGGCGTAACTGAGATTATTTTTCAGGAGAGGCCGAGATGGCAGACAAAAATGTTGATGAGGTCGAGATGACCGTAACCGGGGCCGCAGGCGAGACGCCAGCGGCTGTGACGGCGCAAGCCACGACCAAGACGCCGACTGTCGAAGAAGCGCTGGCGCAGCTCGAGGAGTTGCGCAAGCAGTTGTCGGCGGTCAACAAGGAGTCGGCGGGACGCCGGAAAAAGATCGAGGAGATCGAGGCGGCGGAGACCAAGCGCAAGCAGGCTGAGCTGAGCGAGCTGGATCAACTCAAGGTCAAACTGGCTGAGCAGGAAAAGGCGCGGCTGGAGGCTGAGGGCAAAGCGAGCGAGGCGCTCATCCGGCACGCGGTCGAGATGGCCGCGGCGACGATGAAGTTCCATAACCCGGAGGTCGCCTATCACTTGCTGGACCTGGCCGAGGTGTCAATCGGCGAGGACGGGAAGGTGGCCGGCGTGGAGGATGCGCTCAAGAAACTGGTCAAGAGCAATCCGTACCTGGTGGGGAATGGGACGGCGGCGCCGGAGACGGATGCGGGCAAGCGCGGGAGCGGCAAGCCCGATCCGAAGGCGTACGAGGAAGAGCTCCGCAAGCGATACCGAATCACGACATAGCCCCCTTTAAGGGGATGTGATCCTCTTCAAGGGAATATCAAGGGGATAGGAGGCCAAGATGGCCAACGAGGTTACTGTTACTATAGCTGACGTGCGTCCTCTTCAGGGCGCGGTGATCCGCCGGGCGTGCGCTGCAGAAGCGCTGGCGTTCGGGGATGTCGTGTACGTCTCAAGTGCGACGGGCGACATTCCTCTGGTGTCCAAGTGCGTGCCGGGCACACTGGCGACCGGCCACGCTTACGGCATCGTCGTATCAGGCAACCTGGGCGGCACCAGTGTGGCGTCCGGCGAGCCGTGCGACGTGGTCGTGCTGGGGCCGGTGACCGGTTATCTCAGCATGACGCCGGGGGCGACGATCTGGGCGAGCAGCGACTCGGCAGGCCGACTCTCGACGGTGGTGGGCTCGAAATCAACCATCGTGGGGCTGGCAGAGAGCGCCAGTATCGTTCTCGTGCGGCCGGCTCAGGTCGTGCGATCTACATAATAGGGCAGGCACAAAGCCTACCCCTACAATAGAGGTGAGGGATGGCAAACATTACCGTTACTGTGGCGGACGTGCGTCCCCTGGGCGGAGCGGTGATCCGGCGCGCGTGTGCGACCGAGGCGCTGGCGTTCGGCGACATTGTCTACATTGACAGTGCGACGGGCGCGATCCCGAACGTGAGTAAGGCGGTCGGGACTGACTTGGCGACCGGCCACGCGTATGGCATCGTGGTATCGGGGAATCTGGCTGGGACCAGCGTGGCGATCGGCGAGGCGTGCGACGTGGTGGTGCTGGGGCCGGTGACCGGTTACAGCAGCATGACGCCGGGCGCGACGGTGTGGGTCAGCGATACGGCGGGCCGGCTGAGCGACTCTGTGGGGACTTGTTCGTGCATCCTGGGCGTGGCGGAAAGCGCTGCGACCGTTCTCGTGCGGCCGATCGAGGCCGTGCGATCTACCTAAATAGGATAGGCACACCCCTTAAGGGTGTCCTGGGGACAAGGCCTATCCCTACGGGTGAGGTGAAAAAATGGCAACTTTGGGACCGAACGATCTGAAACAATGGGCGCTGCCGGCTGGATGGGACGCGGCCCGTTTGAAGCAAATCGCGCTGCAAAGCGGCGAGACCTACGAGCAGTTGATCGGCGACATCACGCAGGGCCTGGCGATGCAAAACGCGGCGCTGCTCAACAACCCGATGGTGGCGGGATTGATCTCTACCACGCAGGAACCGACGGTCGAGTATGCGTGCGGCGTCAGCAACGGCTTCGAGGATCACACCGAATACACCGGGCCGGATGCCAAGCGCGGCTTGACGACTGGCCACATGCTGCCGCTCTTGCCGTACGACCGCAAGCTCGGCTGGACGTGGGATTTCCTGCGCAAGGCGCGCCGGGCGCAGATTGACAACGACGTCGCTTCGGCGATGACGGATCTGCGCGACGTGTGGGAAAAGAAGGTTCTCACCCGCCTGTTCAAGTCCACCTATGACGCGGTGGGCAGCGCGGGCAAGTCTATGCCGTTTGCGGACGGCGGGACGGCGGACAGCACCTACGTTCCGCCTAACCGGCCCGACCGCGCGTCGGCGTTCGCGTACACGCACAATCATTTCCTGCGCTACGACGGCGTGACTCAGGCGAACATCGAGTTGGCTATCTGCCACCTGTGGGAACATGGACACGACGGCCCTTACGAGCTGCTCGTGGCGCAGGCGGACCTGGGCGATTGGTCGAACACGTCCAACGTGACCGGTTGGGTCAAGCGGGCCGACGCGGCGATCCGCTACGGGACCAACGTTGACCTGGCGAACGTGGCCGGGGATTACCTGGGCGTGGTCGAGACCAAGTACGGCTCGGCGCGCTTGCGGGCGACCGGGCGCGTGTCGACCAAGTACTGGTCGGTGTACAAGAACTATGGGAACCTGGACCAGCGCAATCCGCTGCGGGTGTACGAGAGCCCGACCTACGGGCTGGGCTGCATCTTGCTGGCCGGCGATCACATCCGCCAGTTCCCGCTGGAGCAGGCGATCCTGTTCCTGGAGTTCGGCGTGGGCGTGGGCGAGGACCGCACCTCGGCCGCGTGCGTGTATAACCACGACGACAATCTGTACGTGATTCCGACGATCAGCTGAGCGAGTCAGCGAGTCAGCGAATCAGCGAATCAGCGAATCAGCGAATCAACAAGGGGGCGAGGACAAGCCTCGCCCCTACGGGTAACTTTCATTACCGAAACAACAAGGGCAGGGCGCCACATGGGCTTGGCCCTTGGGAGGAAAACATGAACCTGAATAAGAAATATATCGGCTGGGCATTGGTCGTGCTGGCGATCCTGATCGCCGGCTATCTGGGCGTGACTTATCCGATCCCGGCGCCGCCGGGAGCGGTTAGCCAGGGGTTGGGTGTGGTCCGGTTCAACCAGGCGGTGCAGTTCCTGCTGCCGGCCTCGTTCAGCGGGACTGAGACGCACAGCGGGACTGAGACACACAGCGGCGCGGCGACCTTTGGGACGTTGACTGTGACAGATCTGATCTCTGAATCGGTCGGGTTCACTGCGTCCGGTCTGATCCTGGCGACGGGGGGTCTCACAGTCAGTAACGGGATCACGTCAACAGGAAATATTACCACGTCCGGTATGATCGTGGCGACGGGGGGTCTCACAGTCAGCAACGGGATCACCTCGACAGGGAATATCACTGTGACCGGAGATGTCAGTGTGACCAAACGCATCGCCAGTCACGGGATCACGTCCACAGGGAATATCACTGTGACCGGGTACATCAGCGTTGCCGGCACTTCTTACATGGGGCTGTTGTACAATTCAATGCCGGTTCTGGTGAAGACCGAGACGTATAGTCTGACCGCGATGGATCGGGGCGCGATGGCGACTAACCTGGGCGCGAGCGGCGACATTACGATTGCCTTGCCCAGCGCGGCGCTTGGATTGTACTACTGCATCGGGGTCTCGGCTTCTAAGGCGATCACGGTTGACGTGATTACCGACGATGCGATTCTGGGCCTGACCAACGCCGCACACAATCGAATCGCGAACGTTGGGACGGTCGGGGATAGCGTGTGCCTGCTGGCGATTGACGAGACCAACTGGATCCCGGTGGGCGCGGCACGCGGCACGTGGACAGATTCTGACTAGGCAGGAGGCCGACATGATTCATACATCGGTCGGATTGCCGAACACGTGCTCAAAGTGCGGGAAGCGCTGCACCGGCCAATGGTGGGCTGAGCACGAGGACGCGGCGCGGTCGGGCTCTGGGCTGTGCGACGAATGCGCGGCGCCGGCTGCGCCGGTTCGCTACGAGCCTGTCGGCGAGACGCTGACGCGGGTGAAGCCTTCGAGCGCGACCCCTAGGGTACCCTTAATGGGTAAACGGAGCAAAGTGTGAGCTTTTCTTACGATACCACAACCGACATCGGCAAGATCCGGTTCGCGATCGGCGACGTGACGAGCGGGACGGGGATCAAGCCGGATGGCACCAACTTTTCTGACGAGGAGATCCAGCTTCTGGTGACGCGCGAGGGGAGCTGGGGGGCGGCGGCGGCGGCGTGCTGCGAGACGCTGGCGGTGTGGTATGCGCGCGTGGTGAATATCGCAGTGGGGCCGCGCCGCGAGGACCTGGGCGCGATCCGCCAGGCATATACTGACCTGGCGGCGCGGCTCCGCCTGCAGTATGGCGGCGGCGGCGTGGCGCACGGGTTCAGCGCGGGCGTGGTGCGCGTGGACGGCTATAGCCAGGACGTGGCGAGCGATGCGGTGACGCCGGCCAACCGACCGAGTACGGCAGCCGTGTGATCTATGTTATCACGTGAGGTGATGGGATGAATGAGAATACTAAACGATACATCGGCTGGGCGCTGGTCGTGTTGGCGATCCTGGTCGCAGGGTACTTGGGTGTGAGTTATCCGATCCCCGCGCCGCCGGCGCCGGTCGCGCTGGAGAGCCAGGCCGTGCAGGGATGGGAGCGTGACTTTGCGACGGGCGTCATCAGCTACACGGCGGATGGTTTTGTCGGCAGCTCGTACAACTGGCATCGTGGGAGCGTCCCGTTTGATTACGCCGACGTGTATTACCTGCTCGACGTGGATGCGACGGTCAACACGACCACGCTCAAGGTGTACACATCGCTCGATGACGTGGTCTGGACAGTCTACGTCGGCAAGAACGATCCTGGGATGACGGACGGCAGCGCGAACGTGGCGACGGCGAACGTGACGACGGGTGACCTGTCGGGAACGGTGACGCTCAGGGTGCAGATGCCCTACGTCAAGTTTTACTTTGACGTGGCCAACACATCGCCGGTTACGCCGACCATCAAGATGTATCTGAGATAGATGGTAATGCCGATTACCGCAACGGATAACTGACGATGGCAGTCTATAAAAACGACCCAGGCTTGAAGGCCCTCTGGTCGCTGGACGAGGCGAGCGGTGTAACTCGCCTCGACTACACCCCGAACAACAACGACTTGGTTGACGGAACCACGGTCGCCAACAGCACCGACTGCAAGGAGGGGGCGGCCAGCGCCGATTTCATCCGGGCGAATTCGGAATTGCTCATCATCACGAATGCTGCGCAGACCGGGCTAAACCTGACACCGCCGTTCTCCATCGTGTTCTGGGTAAAGATTGACGTCAACGATAACACCGAGGGCATACTAACCAAGTCGGTGGCTGTCACCGACCTTTCATACTACGTCTATCGTTTGTCTACTTCCCCCTACAAGATGCGGATCAGGTTGTCCTCGAATGGCACGTCGTACACTTCGATTGACTCTGATTCTGGCGTTCCATCGGCGGAATGGCATCACATCGGCATCGTCGCCGATGGGACGGACGTGCGGTTCTACCTGGATGGCGTGCTGGATAGCGCATCGCCGACGGCCTGGACGGCCGCTCTGCACGCCTCTGACGCCGATTTTCTGGTGGGCTGCAGAATGGGCAGCGACGTCTATGAATCCTTCATGGACGGCCACCTGGACGAACTGGCTCTTTTCAGCCGCGCGCTGAGCGCCGCAGAGGTCTTGAGCATCAATACCAGCGGAATACAAGAGTATCTGGCTCTATTCAACCCGAAAGAGAACACTCTCTTGCGGATGTGAGGTGAAAACATGGGACGAATCTATTCGGCAGTGATGGACGCGACATCAGTTGCGGCGGTGTGCGAGCTGTTCTTTATCGCTGCGCCGACCGATTCCGTGGTCGTCATCCACGAGATCGTCATCACGCAGGATACCAGCGAGACGAGCGAGCAATTGACGCTCAATATTTTCAGGACAGCGACTAACCAGAGCGCGAAAGGGACCGCTAACACACCCGTTCCGCACAATGTGGGAGATGCCGCTTTTGGCGGCGTGGTGCGTACCAACATTCTAGCGGCTGAAACACTCGCAACTGAAACGACACTGTTGCAACGGCAGGCGCAGAACCAACTCAATGGTTGGCATATCCTGCCCACGCCAGAGACGAGAATCGTCTTGTCGCCCACGGCAGGCGTGGCGGCGTATCTCGTCATCAAGCTGGATGCAGTTCCGAGTGCGGCCATACCCATTTCTGGTTATGTCGTACTCGAGGAAATAGGTGGATAGTCTGTGAAGTTATTCGTCTACCGACGACCCTTTGACTTTCGAGCAATACCAAACTCGTTCGTCGTAACGCTAACACAGGGTTATGTGTTAGTGTTGTCGAACGCTGCCCAGGCGCAGAGCGTGGGGAACGTGGCGCTGACGCAGCATCAGAAGTTGGCGGTGGCGAACGCGGCTCAGGCGCAGAGCGTGGGGAACGTGGCGCTGGTGCAGCATCAGAAGTTGGCGGTGGCGAATGCGGCTCAGGCGCAGAGCGTGGGGAATGTGGCGCTGACCCAGCATCATAAGCTGGTGGTGGCGAACGCGGCTCAGGCGCAGAGCGTGGGCAACGTGGCGCTGGTGCAGCATCACAAGCTGGCGGTGGCGAACGCGGCTCAGGCGCAGAGCGTTGGCAACGTGGCGCTGACGCAGCATCACAAGCTGGCGGTGGCGAACGCGGCGCAGGCGCAGAGCGTTGGCAACGTGGCGCTGGTGCAGCATCACGTGCTGGCGGTGGCGAACGCGGCTCAGGCGCAGAGCGTGGGGAACGTGGCGCTGACGCAGCATCACAAGTTGGCGGTGGCGAACGCGGCGCAGGCGCAGAGTGTTGGCAACGTGGCGCTGACGCAGCATCACAAGTTGGCGGTGGCGAACGCGGCTCAGGCGCAGAGTGTGGACAACGTGGCGCTGGGCCTGCCGGGCGTGCTGATCGTGGCGAAGGCGACTCAGGCGCAGAGCGTGGGCAACGTGACGCTGACGCAGCATCACGTGCTAGTGGTGGCGAATGCGACTCAGGCGCAGAGCGCGAGCAACGTGGTGTGGATATCGGCGCAGGTGTTGGTGGTGGCGAATGCGGCTCAGGCGCAGAGCGCGGGCAACGTGACGCTGATCTCGTACCGGGAGTACGTGCTGATGGCATTGTATATAACGATGTCACACAGGGGCACGAGAAACTTTCGGCGCGAGGAAGATGAAATCGTGTACATCACGCGAACACAGACGGCGAACATGGAGCTGTGAAATGGCCGCAGATGAGATCCACTTAAACGACATTGGGACGGTGTTCGAGGCGACGATCATGGACGGCACGAGCGTGGTGAATGTCTCGACGGCGACGACGAAGCAGTTGATTTTCAAGGGGCCGAACGGAGTGAGCAAGACGAAGGCGGCGACCTTTACGACGGATGGGACGGATGGGAAGCTGAAGTACGTGACGGTGGCGAATGACTTGGTTCCGGTGGGTCAGTGGAGCTGGCAGGCATACGTGGTGATGTCATCTGGAGCATGGCACAGTGACGTCGCAGAGTTCATCGTGTACGAAAATCTATAATCCCATCCCTCGAAGGGGATGGG